GTTTATATGGTATTGATACTCCCGAGTCACGTACTCGTAACTTGGATGAGAAAGCTAGAGGAAAAATGGCTTCGACTTTCTTAAAAGAAGCTATAGCGGACGGTGACAAAATAGTAATTCAAACTAAATTAAAAGATTCAAAAGGTAAATTTGGTAGAGTTTTAGGAGACATAGTTGTTGATGGTATGAACCTCAACAAACTTATGGTCAAGTGTCATCTAGCAGTTGCATATCATGGGCAGTCAAAAAAAGACGTAGAAGCCGAACACATGAAAAATAGGGACATACTCATAGAAAAAGGTCTATATACTCCAGTAGACTGATGGACCAAGCAGTTCAATTTATAAATGAAGTTGGCTTTCCAATAGCTGCTGCGCTTGGTCTTGGATTCTTTATTTGGAAGCTAATCAACCGTATCATTGACGGTATGGAAACTAAAGTAGATGTACTAGATGATAAAGTGGCAGATCAAATAGAACAAATGGAACAAAGACTTGGCACAAAATTAGATTCACAACACGGGATTTTAGTTGCCTTGATAGACAGAGTTAGATCTCTTGATAATGAGATAATTAGACAAGATACACTTATCAAAACAATACTAGGTGTACCGCAGTTAATAGATAGCAACAAGATTGCAAAAGCAGATAGAGACGATCAGAGGAAAGATTAATGGACCCCAAAACTCCTAACGAACTACTACTTATTTTATCTATGCTTATCGTTACAGTTCTTGTTTTGCTTAGTAATCATATACTAGCCGATGAGATGGTACACAAGTTTAAGAACCCGTCTTTTAGCGGAGTTGGAACTTCTAGTCATTACCTAACTATAGAGAATCAAGAGTTTAATCGTAAAGAAGCTATACGAGAAGAAATAAAGGCTTATGTAGAGGATTTAGAAAGAGAAGCAGAAAACACGACACTTGCAAGATTTATACGTAATTTAGAGAGTAGAATATACGCACAACTAAGCAGACAGTTAGTTGATAGTTTATTTGGCGAGACTGCATCTGAGTTCGGCATTTTAGAACTAGAGGGCAACACCATAGAATATAAAGTAGAAGACGATAAGGTAACACTAATAATTACAGATGAAGAAGGCAATACAACAGAAATTACTGTACCTCTCGGTTCTTTCACTTTCTAGTTGCGCCTTAATCATACCGCCATTAGATAACGGAATACCACCCGTAAGGAGTATTGAGTCGGCAAAGGTTGGTTTTTTGTTGACCAAACTATCAGAAGTGCCTACTCCCCAACGTAAACCCATAGTAGCCGTATATCCTGGTTCTTTTGGAGATGATACGGGACAACGCAGAAGCAACAGTCAATACGCTAGTTTTAGTACGGCTATAACACAATCACCTGATGCTTACCTTATCAGGGCCTTGCAACATTCTGGTGTGTTTGATGTCGTAGAGCGTACGGGTTTAGACCACCTTACCAAAGAAAGACAAATCATTCGTTCTGCAAGAGAAACTTTTGATGAAAAACAACAGCTCAAACCTTTACTATTCGCAGGATTGTTGATGGAGGGTGGGGTTGTTACCTATGAAACTAATATCAAATCAGGAGGGGCAGGCGCAAGATATTTGGGTATAGGTGCTTCTAAAGAATACAGACAAGACTCAGTAACCATATCCTTACGAACTGTATCTGTTTTAACAGGTAAGATACTGATAGAGGTCTTAGTAAGCAAGTCAATATTGAGTGCTGCTGTTTCTTCTGATGTGTTCAGATTTTATGCAAACAATACCGAACTGGTTGAAATAGAAAGCGGTATAGTAGAAAATGAGTCTATAAACTATGCTTTACAAATGGCGGTAGAGACAGCAGTTTTACAGACAATAGAGGAGGGTTATGAACAAGGCTATTGGAAACATAAACAGACTGATATTATCAAGCCTGATTGCGATGATGAGTGCATCGCTAATATACGGGGCTGATAACGAAATATTCATAGATCAGTCAGGTGCTACATCTAACTTGGACATAGAACAAGTTGGGGGAGGTGGTAACATAATCGGCGGAGCTGATGCTGCTGCGGGATCAATGACCGCACTAGATATTGATGGTACGAGTATGACCTTAGACATTTTACAAAAAGGTAGTACCAATAAATTCTTAGGCGACATATGGGCTGATAGCTATACTGGTTACTTTCAATTTATAGGCGATAGCAATACCTTCAATATGTCTACTGACGAGACGAACGCAACTGGAGCAGATGGTTCTAATGTAAACGTACAAGTCACAGGCAACACAAACACCATGACCCTCAATCATGCCATGACAGCACTAGCAGCGAACCTAGATTTAGATTGGATCATACAAGGTGGAGGCAACAGTATTACAGCAGCTATAGATGTAGATGGTGCAACTAACTACATGGATATTGATGGTGATGATAACACTGTAACCTATGATGGTGATGGATATGCAGGTGGCTACTTCTACCTAGATCACACTGGTAACGACAGGACTTTTAATATAGATCAGGAATCTACATCTGATAATGACTGGCTCAAGATTACATCTTCTGGCTCTAATGGCACTGTTTGCGTTACTCAGTCAGACGCAGGAAATTCATTCGTCTGTTGATATAGGTTCTATATCTGAACTCAGAGGCAACGCACAAGTTCTAAGAGACAAAACTTATGGTGCTGAACTAGACTTTGGCATATTGAGTTATGACAAAGTAGAAACTGCTAATGGACGTATGGGAATTACGTTTATAGACGAAACACAAATACGCCTGACAGAAAACTCGCAAGTTTTGATTGATGAGTTTGTATTTGATCCAAATCCAGATAAATCAAAAATGGCTCTTACCTTTGCAAAAGGTACAGCACGATTTGTTACAGGAAAACTTAATAAAGTTCCAAAGAAAAACATAAAGATACGCACAAATAGTGCAACCATAGGTATAAGGGGAACAGATTTCACTATAACTGTTGATGAGTTAGGAAGATCTTTAGTTATTTTATTACCTAATCTTGACGGTACTTCTAGTGGCGAAATAACAGTAGAAACTGCTATGGGTATGGTTATTCTAAATCAACCGTACGAATCTACGGTAGCAAGTGTGTACGAGCAAGCACCAACTAAACCCGTCATCTTAGATATAACCTTAGATTTAATTGATAATATGTTGATTGTAAATCCGCCAGAGCCAAAAAAAGATTTACAAGAAGATACCCAACAAACAGCTACAGCAGATTATTTAGACTTTAACGACCTAGAAATTGATTACTTGTCAGAAAATTTCTTAGATAACGAAGCAGAATTAGAGTTTACAGAATTAGATATAGATTATTTGGACGTAAATTTTTTAGAAGATTTGCTAAGTGTTTTAGACGCTTTAGCTTTTGCACAAGAAGAGGACCAATTAAATCAAATAGCTACTTCTGTAAATATTATGGGTACAGAAATAGGACAGGATAAAAAGACACAAATTACAACTATAGTTCAAGGACAAGCCATATCTTTTAGAAGAATGGTTGGTAATTCCTTACGATTGGATGTTGATAACTCTGGTAGTTATACTATTATTTTTGAACAATCAGGCGTTGTAAATACAGTTAAAGTAAATGGCGGTTCTTCTAGTACAATAAAAATTAAACAAGGATCGTCTTAGATAAGTTAAAATCTTTAAAATAATGTTTACTTTGGAGGATATATGAAAGCATTACTAAAAAACTTAGTTGGATCGGTAGCCCCAACACTAGGGACAGCACTCGGAGGACCTATGGGGGGCATGGCTGCGAATATGATTGCAGATGTTTTGGGTTGTAAAAATGAACCCAAAGAAATACAAAAGGCTATAGATAATGCTACACCCGAACAAATGCTTGAATTAAAGAAAGCTGAAGCTGAGTTTGAACTAAAAATGAAAGAGCTAGAGGTAGATGTTTTCAAACTGGAGGTACAAGATACACAAAACGCTAGATCAACATTTTCTAAAGATTGGACCGCTAGAATCATAGGTATCGCTGTTATTGGTGGGTTTATGGGTTACATATTCTTAGTCACAATACAACCGCCAGAACAAAACTCAGAAGCTTTGATAAATCTAGTATTAGGATACTTGGGCGGTTTAGCTTCAGCTATTATTAGTTTTTACTTCGGCGCATCTAATACATCCAAGGATGACTAAAATGAAAATATCTGAAGAAGGTATATCACTAATTAAGAACTACGAGGGATGCAGGCTTGAGGCTTATCAAGATAGCGTAGGTATTTGGACGATTGGATACGGGGTTATAAAAGGTGTTAAAGAAGGTGACAAAATAAATCAAGAAGAGGCAGACCATCTTCTACAAGAGGAGCTACCAGAATATGAAGGCTATATAAATGACATGATTAAGGTGCCGTTAGAACAATGTCAATTTGATGCTTTAGTTTGTTGGGTTTACAACCTAGGACCAAATAATTTAAAAGACTCTACTTTACTGAGAATACTAAACGAAGGCGATTATAATGGTGTCCCCGAGCAGATCAAAAGATGGAATAAAGCTGGAGGCACTGTTTTGGCAGGGTTGGTTAAAAGACGTGCGGCAGAAGCTGATTTATTTCAAGGAAAAGAATGGGAGAGAATTTAAATGCCATTTTCAAAAGTAGAGTTCAGACCAGGTATTAACAGAGAAGGAACAGCCTACAGCAACGAAGGCGGATGGTTCGACTGTAATCTAATTAGATTTAGAGATGGTAGAGTAGAAAAGTTTGGAGGTTGGCAAAAACTTACAGATAGCACTTATTTAGGGACAGCTCGCGCTTTACATAACTGGATTTCTTTAGACGGTAACAAATTTTTAGGGATAGGCACCCATTTAAAATATTACATAAAAGATGGTACAGCTTTTGCTGATGTAACGCCCATACGTAAAACAACTACCAACGCTGCTACATTTGCCGCTACAGACGGTTCATCCACCGTAACAGTAACTGATGCTAGTCATGGTGCTGTAAATGGAGACTTTGTAACTTTTTCTAGCGCAGTTTCTTTAGGTGGAAATGTAACCGCAGCTGTATTAAATCAAGAATATCAAATAGATTTAGTAACTGGCACTAACACATATACAATTACGGCCAAAGATACTTCGGGTTCAACCGTAACAGCAAACTCAAGCGATTCTGGTAACGGCGGTTCTTCTACTGATGCCGTTTATCAAATAAATACGGGGTTAGATGTATATGTGCAATCTACAGGTTGGGGTGTAGGTACTTGGGGTGCTAGTGGATGGGGTTCCGCGACGTCTTTAGGTGGCAATAACCAACTTAGACTTTGGACACATGATAACTTTGGAGAGAACCTTATAATAAACACTAGAGGAGGTGGAATTTACAGATGGGTAGAAAATGATGGTACAGGCACTAGAGCTGTTGAACTATCGAGTATATCTGGTGCTAATTTAGTTCCTACAGTAGCTTTACAAGTTTTAACCTCAGAAGTAGATAGGCACTTAATAGTTTTAGGCGCGGATGCAATATCTGGCAGTTCACGTACAGGTACAATAGATCCGATGCTTGTTGCATTTTCTGATCAAGAAAATGAACTTGAATTTGAACCTCTAATTACAAATACAGCAGGATCTGTAAGACTTTCTTCAGGTTCAAGTATCGTGGGCGGTGTAAAAGCTAGACAAGAAATAGTTATATTTACGGACACATCTGTTTATTCGATGCAGTTTGTTGGATCGCCACTTACATTTGCATTAAATTTAATAAATGAGTCTTCAGGTCTTATCGGACCAAAAGCAGCTATTACAGCGGCTACGGGTGTTTATTTTATGAGTTACGGTAACTTTTATATATACAACGGAACGGTACAAGAGCTGCCCTGTAGCGTTCATAATTATGTTTTTGGAGATATAAATCAGGGCCAAGCTTTCAAAATACAAGCATTTACTAACAACGAACATAATGAAGTTGGATGGTTTTATCCATCTGCTTCCAGTGAAGAAATAGATCGTTACGTTATATATAACACGCAACAGGGAGTTTGGTACTACGGTCAACTGGTAAGAACAGCTTGGCTAGATGCAGGTGTAGAATCTTATCCGCAAGCCACTGACGGCGGCGTACTTTACCAACATGAGATAGGTTTTGATGATGACGGATCAGCAATGACTAATGTGTTTGTAGAATCAAGTGATTTTGATATAGGTGATGGCGATAGGTTTACTCAAATATCATCAATAATACCTGATATCAAATTTTTGCAAGACGCCAACTCTGGTTCTTTAAATATAATAACCAAGGTCAGAAACTTTCCAGGTGATTCTTTGACTACCGAATCTACTAACGAAATAAGTTCTAGCACCCAAAAAATAAACTTGAGGGCGCGCGGTAGACAAGCTGTTGTTCGTTTTGAATCAAACGACGATGCAACATCTGATGGCAACTTATCTATAGGCTGGCGTTTAGGAGATACTAGAATGGATGTAAAAACTGATGGTAGAAGATGAGCAAACTTTTAGAAACAAGACTACCTACAGAAGTACAACCGTCTGTAAGCAAAGAAACATTCAACAGACTTACAAGAATACTAGAACTTAACTTAGGTACATTTGATCCTGATTCCACACCACAATTTAACGATACAGAGCTTGGTTCTTTAAAATTTAATCAAGGTGATGTAGTATGGAACACATCTATTGGAGTCTTACAAGTATATACGGGCAACAAATGGGTACAGCTTCATACGCCGAGGGATCCGAAGGGGTTTGAACTGCAATCAGAACTAGGTTCTGTAACTGTCAGAAACAACGGAGCGACAAGTATAGAGATTTGATATGCAGGCTGTAGAACGTACAAATTCAGCGTATGAGGTAAAAAATTTACTTTTATCCCGACCCTCCGACTGGTTTATTCAAGACAAAACTTTTACAGCTATAAAAGAATCCCAACTAGACATCGTTCGTTTTCTAAAATCAAAAGGCCAAGAAAACCTAGAAAACTTACCATTACATTCAATTATTGACGAGCCTGTAAAGGATGTTTATACAGCACCTATATTCTCAGAAACATTTTGCGATATATTCAAAGACGAGCTAGAAAATATAAAAAAACACTTCAACTTTGAACCAAATAAAGAAGAAGACACGCTGAGACAAATACCAGAGATAGTTTTACAGGATCATATACCCGAACTTTATTTATCGTTGATGAATGTAGTAAGCACCATATTAAACCCAATATTTATGGGTCTTTGGGGCAGAGTAGTTACAGATGGCGGCATACAAATAGCTAATTACAATATAAGAGAAAAAGAAAGAGGAGCTTGGCATCACGACGCCAGCGCAGATATAAGCTTAGTTGTACCCTTGAATACAGGTGAATACGAAGGTGGCGGTACAGAGTTTCAGGGTAGGGGTGTTGTAGAACCAATACCTACAGGCAGCGCTTTGATGTTCCCTAGCTTCACTCACATGCACCGAGGGCTGCCAGTTAAGTCAGGAGATCGTTATTTATTGGTTTTTTGGCTTATATCAAGACCTTGTTGGGAGGACAAAAAGAACTATTTAGAAATGAATTTTATTTAACAAAGAGGCTAAAAACGATAGAATTAAAGACAAATGGATAGAATAAATAGAACTGGGACAGGAATAGCAAGTTTAGGTAGAGACGAAGATCAGTTTCTGGCACACGTCGCCTTGGGCGAGCGTGTCGTACCGCCTGTCATATCAGCCGCAACGCAAGCACGTATCAACAAAGAGATGAGGGCAGCTGGCCTTGATCCAAACGAATATGCCGTTGGATCTGGTATGTCCATCAACCCAATAACAGGACTACCTGAGTTTGGTTTTTTCAAGAAAGCTTTCAAGTCAATTAAGAAGGTGGCTAAGAAGGTAGCGCCAATAGCTGCTTTTGTACCTGGAGTGGGAACTGCTTTAGGTGGCGTTTTAGGAGGTATAGGCGGTTTGGCTACTAAAATTCCAGGAATAGGAGGTGCTTTAGGCAGTTTAGGAAGCACTGTAGCTGGAGGTATAGCTAATTTAGGGATACCTGGTATTTCTTCAATAGCTGGTGGTGCTACAGGCGGTTTTGCAAATATAGGTAAAGGATTAGGTTCTTTAGAAGGACTTTTAGGCGGCGGACCATTAAGCGGTTTTTTAGGTGAAGGTGCAAGCACTGTAACAGTACAACCTGGAGATACTCTTAGTGACATAGCTGCAAAAAACAACACTACAGTTGAAGCGATTATGAAAGCTAATCCTGGCATCACTGATCCAAATTTAATACAAGCAGGTGCAAACTTAACAATACCAGGGAAAACTGGATTTAACGTAGCCAACCTATTTAGCGGCGGTCAACAACAGCAACAACTGTTTGATGCCCAAGGTAATCCAGTTCAACAATCTAGTAATTTACTAGGTAATCTATTCGGAGGAGGCGGCGGCTTCGGAGGCGGTCTAGCTTCTGCTGGCCTTGGTGGATTCTTGGGCAAACTAGCTTACGACGCAGCCAAAGATAGAGCAGGTGGTCTTGCTGTTACACCTCAAGTCAGTATGGACGCTTTAGGCAGATACCAACTTGCTTCAGACTTAGGAACTGGCGGAACTAGGGGGCAATTTGGGCTTGGTCCAAAACCAGCTGTATTAGACGTGGCTGGTATGGGTAGACAACCTTTTGCGGCAGGCGGTATCGCTGAATTAGATTTACGTGAAGGTGGAGAATCAATAGGTCCAGGTACGGGTACATCTGATGACATACCAGCGATGTTAAGCGATGGTGAGTTTGTAATGACTGCCAAAGCTACGAGAGGCGCAGGCGCTTACGATATGAAAAAGAACAAATCGGGTATCGAACTCGTTAAAAGCGGTAGTCAATCAAGGGAAAAAGGCGTGCAAAATATGCGCGAGTTAATGAATATATTTGAGAGTATGTAATGGCAGTATCCAATAATCCAACCGCTATAAACCCTGTTGCAACGGGCTTTACACGCGACGATAGAATGTCCGACCCTTTCGTTAGGGAGGCTTATTTCGGCTCACCAGATACACCAGGGATAATATCTCAAGCCATAACCGCAGCTAATAGGTCTTTTGGCCAACCAGCTATATTAAGACAAACTGCTGGATTGTCTCCATTAGAACTAGCAGCGATGCAAGGCGCTTACGGCGGTATTGGCTCTTACCAACCTTTTTTAGATGCTAATTTGGCAGGGCTACAAGAAGGCATCGGCATGTCTCGTAGAGCTGGGCGTTTGGCTCAACCTTACTTTGCTGGCGAACAAGCTTATTTAGGAGCGGCCACTGACGCAGCCAGACGAGCGGCGGGCATGCAGTTTGATCCCAATTTAACTAGACAGTTTTTTGATCCGTTTGAAGATAGAGTAGTACAACAAACTATAGATGACGTATTTAAACGTGGAGAGCTACAAGATATTGACGCTAGAGCTAGAGATATACAAACAGGTGGCGAAAGTGCTTTTGGATCAAGAGCAAGATTGACAGCTGACGAAAGACGAGCTGCTCTAGGAAGAGGTCTTGGAGAAGCTCTTGCAGGCATTAGAAGTGCAGGATTCGGACAGGCACAACAAGCAGCACTAGGAGAGTTTGGTAGACAAGCCCAAGCAAGAGCTGGATTGGCAGATAGACTAGCTGGATTTGGTTCTCAGCTAGGCGGCATAGGTGGCAGGCGTGCAGGATTAGCTAGAACTATAGGAGCAGATGTAGCTGGTTATGGAGCGGGTATAGGTGGTTTAGGTAGAGAAGGATTTGATCTAGGCAGAGCGCAAAGAGCAGAACTAGCAGGATTAGGAGCTACAGCCAGAGGTGTAACAGAAACAGCATTAGGTAGAGAGTATGATCAAGCCGTACAAACAAGAATGGCACCAACGCAGGCTGCTCAGTTTGTACGTAGTTTCTTACCAACATACCAACCTGGATTCTCAGATGTAAGGACAACCTATGGTATGCCGCAAGATCCTTTGGCAGCTGGTATAGGCACATTCTTAGGAACGTATGGAGCGTTAAGCAACACTGGCCAAGCAAGACAAAACCCTTATACTCAAGCAGCTAACGTATATCAACAAGCATCAGGTACCAACTAAAATGAATGTTTTACAAAGAAGTATGTTTGCAAATGGTGGGTTTGCTATAAGTTTGTCTCCAGAATTAATAGATTATGCAGAGTCTTTAGATATTGATCCTATAGGTAAAACCTCTGAAGAACTTAAAAATGAGATAAATTCAAAACTACAAGCACAAACACAAGAAGAAGCTCCTGGTTTTTTTAGAAGCACTATTTTTGATTACAAAGATCCTTTAGATTATTTATCTACAGGTTTATTGTTTACAGGTATTGGCGCTGGTCTTGGAGGATCGTTAAAATTAGCAAACTTAGCAAGAAAAGCAGAAAAAGCAAAAGATGCAGCTGCTCGGGCAAAAAAAACTACTGGTCAATTTATAAAAGAAAACCCGTTAAAAACTGGTATAGGTGGAGCTGCCGCAGTTGGAACAGCCGATTTGTTTATTGACTCAGACTTGCAAGATACAATACAGGCACCAGATTTTATAACAGCAGAACTATCTAAACTATCTGAAGAAGAAAGAAAACAAACAGAAACTCAAAATAAAAAGAAGCGTGAAGAGGCTGCCGCAAAAGCTGCCAAAGATGAAAAAGATAAAATAAACGAAACTCTAAGAATTTTACAAACAAGAGCGGGAGAGTTTGACGAAGCTGAAAAAGAAAGGATTTCACAAGAAAGAAGAGACAACGCATTTACTCTGATGCAAGAGATTGGATCAGCGATGGTTGAGACAGGTCAAATTGACAGAGGTTTGGCATTAGGAGCAACTAGAGCATCAAAAAGAATAAGTGAAGAACAATTGGCTGAAAAGTTAGCAGAGGACGAGCTAAAAAGGAAAATGGCTGAAGAAGATAAGTTATCAGCCACTGAAAAAAACAAAATTGTTGAAAAGTATGCAGACGCACAACTTCACCTGACTAACATGGATTTCATAAGCAAAGAATTAGATAAATTAGTAAGTTTGGTAGAGTCTGGATCAGTAACTGGTGGTAGAGGGCTTTTGGGCAGACTCATTGGCGGCATAGAAGGTTTTACAGGTTTTGGAGATGAGCAAATACAAACCGCAGAGCAAGCAAAACAAATAGGACAATTTATACAAGCACAATTAATAAGAGAATTATTAAATGAGTCAGGAAGAACTATATCAAACTTAGATAGACAGTTGATACAAGATATAGTTGGAGATGTTACAGATTTTACAAAAGGTAGGGGTGCTATACTAGAAACATTAAAAAGAATAAGACAAAGAATTGGATCATCGGTTGGGAAATCAAAAAACACTGTAGATTTTTTCAAAGCTGAATATGGAGATCAGCTAGGAAATCTTTCGATTTTTGATGAGACAGAAAAATATACACCGCCTCAAGAAAGTGAGGTTTCTGTAACTCAGGAAGACGTAATATCATAATGACTATTAGAGTGAGGCTACCGAACGGTAGATACATAAAAGTAGATACAGATGACCCAAATTATGCAAAACAACGAGGGATAGAATATTATCAACAGGGAGGAGAAGGCTTTGTCGATGCTCGTACACAAGAATTAGCAGAAGCATACGACACTAATTTCGACTACGATACAGGTGTAGATGCTCCTTGGCTTAGAGCCAAACTAGGAGCGCAAGAAACTTTACTTGGTAAAGAAAAAGTTTTAGAAGAGGCTGTAGGGACGAACGGATATACAATAGACAGTTCAGGTAAGCTTGCTTTGACACCGTTAGGCTTGGAAAGAATGGGTATACCTACCTCTACTAATCAAAACGTAGTAATAGATGAAAGCGGGTTTGGGTTTGGTGATCTTGCTGATTTTTCTGGCGTGGTAGGACCGATAGTAGGATCTATAGCAGGGTCAATAATAACCAGAGGTAAAATAAAACCAAAAGTACCTGGTATAAAAACTAAAACACTTATGGATATAGGTAAAATATCTGTAGGTACAGGAACAGGTGCGGTAGTAGGAAAATCTGGTGAAGAGGCCTTAGAGTATGTCAGCGGATTACAAGATCAAAGCCCAGGAGAGTTGGCTGAATTAGCTGCTCAAGAATTTGCAATAGGTGCTGGTGGAGAATTTGTTTTTGGAGTAGGCGGTAAATTACTCAAATCAACATTTGGACAAAATGCTATAAAAGTACAAGGTACTCAAATAGGTAAAGATAAACTGCTCAAAGCTTCGGCTTTAGCAGGGCCAGGAGTGAGAGATGGTGATAATGTTTACAAAGGTGCCGTCGCATTAGCAGCACTAGAGAGTCCACTGATAGGTAGATTACAACCAATTTTAGAAACTATAGGCGGTTCAAAATCAAGAGCAAAAGGTCTAGAAGACACTTTAATAGCTACTTTAAAAAATAATTATAGAGCCACAAATGATTTGACAGAGCAGTTTAGTAAATCTGTAGAAGATATAAAAGCAACTGGTTTTTCAGACGCAACATCTGATGTAGTTGCAGGCAGAGCAATACGAGATGTTTTAGAGAAACAAGAGATTGCTGCACGTAAAGCACTAGACGTTGCTGAATCTAAACTAGATGAGTCTGTAAATAATATATTAAGAAATATGGATGCTTTTGCAGAACCAGCCACTACAGAAACTGGCTTCGCAATAAGAGAGTTTACAGAACAAGCTTACAAAAGCTGGAAAGATACTTCGGATGATTTATACGCTCAAGTAAATAAATTTTTTGAAAAAGAAAAGTTACCAGAGGACTTTGCTAGACAAGCGGCTAAATCTGAAAAAACTTTAGAAGAATTTTCGGCTTTATTGCCAAGAGGAGGCAAGATAACCGAACAACTAGAATGGATAGATGCCACACCAATACGAACATACGCAGAATTACTTGACTCAAAATTAATAGGTAAAGGCGTATCTGAAGAAGATGAAATTAGAAAAAGTTTACAGTTTCTAAAAGATTTAGGAGGTAACGATAGCACTATTTCATTAGAAAATTTATTAAGAATAAGGTCTGATTTAGCTACTAAAGCTAGGGCTACAGCAGAGGGAGTAGACTTTGCAAAGTTCTCCGATTTAGAAAGGACAAATTTCTTAGACTCAATAGATCGTATTATAAACAATCTTGCTAATGGCGATGATTACGCAGTCAAACTATATGCAAATGCGGTAGGTAGAGAAAGAGTTTCGAAAAAATTAGCTGAAGAGGTTAAATCACACATGGATGCCTTGAAGATTGCAAACTCCTATTTTGCAAGAGGCTTACAAGCTTTTGATAAACCTACTTTCAAAAGTATTTTAAATGACGCGCAAGCGGGTGGCTTTTCTACTGACCAAATATTAACTAAAGTTCTGAAAAAAAATAACGGTCAAGATCTGAAAAGATTTTTAGACACTTTAGATTTCAAAACGGCTGGTATTAGAAAACAATATGACGAAGTTGGTAGAGTATCTCGTTCAGGAGAACCAAGCAGAGTACCTTTCTTAAAAGAGGGTGGTGAAGACATACTTGCTAAAGCAGATATAAAACTGAACCAAACTGTTTTTGAAAATAAAGAACAAGTTAGAAACATGTTGCAAAGAGAGTTTATTAGAAACCTAGTCAAGAATATAAATCGTACAGGCAACATGAACTACAACAAATTGGCTAACGCCATAGATGGGTATGGTACAACTGCTGATGAATTGTTTGGTGGTTCGGCTGCTAAAAATGAGTTTTTGAAAACATTAAGAGATACAGAAGAACTCGTAAACGTAGGATCGCTAGATGAATTTAACAATCTAATAACCAGTAAAAGTTCAGCTCAAGGTATACAAGATGCTTTGAAAGAAAGAATTATAGCTCAAGCCGATTTGCAAGACATACAAAAATTAGATGTGTTTAGAAGAATCCAAAGAGGAACAATAGATTCCGAAGAGATAGTTGCAAAAATATTTAAACCAGCAAGTTCTGAGGAAATTGTAAAAGTTAAAGAATTGTTAGGTGGACCTGAATCTGAGGCTTTCAAACAGTTTCAAGAAACGGCGATGCGTAAAATATTGCAAGATGTTGTAAACCCAGGAGAGGATGTAATAACAAAACTTTTTAACGATGGTGCATTTGTAAAAGCTATCGACGGATACGGAACAGAGGTATTAGAACAAACATTTGGGAAAGAACAAGCGAAAGCCTTAATAAAAGCAAAAGATGTAGTTAAATTTGCAATGGAAGGCGAAAGAGCTGCTGGCGGTGGATCATTATTTACACAAGGTTTCTTGTTCAAATACATCTTTGATCCAATAAGAGCTACTGGAGTATTCACTCCTATAAGGGTTATGGCTAACCTTTTAGGAAACCCACGAGTAATTAAATGGCTTGCTGGAGATGTTTCAAATAAAGAGTTTGCAAGACAAATACCTAGTTTGCTTGATTATTATGGTGTAGCGTTTCCAGCTGCAAAAGTTGGCGCGTCACAACTTGGTATCAGGGAAGTTATAGAAGGTGTAGAAGAAGGCGAAAGATTTTTAGAAACAGATGGTATTGATCCAAGAGCGCCGTTGACAGGTGGCAGTCAAACTATGGCTAGACCCCCACAAGTATCTTTAGACTTACCTGAAGTGCAAAGCGTACCTATTGCAAGAGTCGCGCGTAGAGGACCAACGCTACTGCCTAATCCAAGAGATCAAGAGATAGCAGAGCTGTTAGGTTAGACCTAACTCGTCTCTATCGAATCCTAAAGCACTATCCGATAAACACGTTAAGTCTTTCTTACTAAAATGTATGTAAGGTTCTGAATCTTCTGGTAGTTGCGGTTCAGCGACTGTACCAAATCTGACGTCATATACTTTATTTTTATCCCAAGTATGTGAGTACACACTATCAGTCATTGCAAACACCAGAACAAATGGTCTGTTCGTTGCAAGGGACAAAGCAGCTCCCATTCTTAATTTAGATGCACTCAACAAAAGCGTTTCGTATTTGTTGATACCAAAGCTTCTACACTTTACTTCCATCCAAAAAGAACTGCCCTTGCTTTCGCACCAATAGTCCAGTCCGTAAGAGACTGGCAGTTTATGACATCTGACGCCCCATAATCCTTCTATAAATCCAGCTACACGTTCTTCTCTTTTTTGATCGTTAATCGTTTCCATCTTTGGCTTGGCCATCATAATTACCTCCATTAATCTTCAAAGAAGTTAGGATCTATTGCCACCAGACGTTTCATCGGTCTGCCTGTCTGTTTTACGCGCACATCTTTTTCCTGTACTTCTCCAGCATTTATAAGTCTGTTGATTATTTCTTTTACTTCAAAAGACTTCATTGATCTAAATATTTCCTTACGGTCAATATCTCTTTTGCTTATACCCATTTCCCCTTGAGTCCTGATGAAGCTTAATACTTGCTTGATACGACTTTCCATTTCAGAACCAGCTACCTTGTCCTCACATGTAGCAACCATCAGCTGATCGTAGTAATAAACGTAGTCTATTGCCCATTTAGTCATATCTGCGGTTATCTTTTTTGAGTTCGGTCTATCTGCTAGTTGGCATATCAAAGCCAAACGCATCGCTTTTTCTCTCGTTCTTGAAAGCAAAACTTCTAAACCGTCTTTTTCTAATTTGTTCTGTTGATCTACAAGCTCGTAAGCTAACTTGTTCAAGAGTTCTTTTGATTCGTCATCAAAAGCTATTATTCTTTGATTTAAATTCATTTCAGCGTTGTCTCTCGCTATCTCCTCCATATCGTTCATAGGCGCCCTGACTTGTCTAACCCATTCGCATACTTTATATGAAGGTTCTATATAGGGGACCATTCTGCCTACGGTCCTGGGTAGCTTAGATTCAACAACGATAAACCTGTTTAAAAATCCATCAACGATACGTCCTGTTGATAAAGCACCGTAAAAGTTTCTAGGTACAGACATGCCAATCAACGTAATCGCTGGTTTGATTGTATGGCGGTCTAGGGCCTCCTGTTGCTGTTTTTGAGTAAAGGTCATCATAGAGTAGTTATCTGGCCTTAACGTGCCATGACAACGCCCCCAAGCTTCCATAAGCACCTGTATAGCGTCTTCTTTGTTTGAATTGGTTGATTTCGATATTGACTCTAGCCTTTTACCAAATTCGTCCATAACGGTTACGTGTGTTGGTTTATGACGCAGTAAACTGTATACCGCACCACTAGACGTATAACCATCCCCTGCCATCAAATCTTCAAACCCCGCGCCTTCTAATATGGTTTCTATGACTGTCTTGACGTTTTCTTTACCTTGACCTGACTTGGCAATACACATGAAGAACAAAGACGAGAAGTTGTTCATATCTGTTTTATACATACGACCAAGTGCTACCGAACCTAGAGCAAGTGAAGTTTGTAAAGATAAGGAAGGTTGTTGTATCTGCGCTATCTCCTCAGAATACTCATAGACATCTTTGAGTATGCCTGGTGGTTCATAGAGATCTATTGGTTCTTTCACGTTATAGGTTCTTTGTATGAAAGCTGGCGCTTGTTGATTCTTTCTATCGTGTGTCTTTTGTATTGAGTTTACTGTAGTTGATACTTCCGATCTAGGTAAAGGTGGTTTGTTTTGTTGATTCCAAGACTGTACGAAGAACTCAACCATTTCTATTGATACGCCTTTTGCTATAAGGTTGCCAGCCAATCTAGCCGCGTTATCGTTACGACTGCCTTGCACTACACCTGTCAGTTCAAAAGGTTGGGATATAGCTTTGGTGTTTACTTTATCTACACCTGTAATCATCACCCAATGTTCTTTTGTCAGGTCAGGCAGATCATTTGTATCATGCCAATCCCACTCTTCAATAAACTTCGGCTCGTATATCGCACCTGTCGCGTGAATATTATACGGTGCAATAATCAAGCCACCCTCCCCTCTAATATCAATGAGTTTTGCTGGATCGGATGTATCGGTTCTTCTTGCTACATAAGTTGTAAAGTTTTCAGGGTTATTATAGTAATAGTGCATACCTTTACCCGTAGCAACTTTGCAAGGTGTGTTTGGTAAATTAGTTTCTGCCCAATTGACAGCTTCTGGTGTATCGGCATCAACAACAATAAACTTGCCACATATCAGAGCTACAACAAGGTCGTCTCGGCCTTGAAACCATTTTGTTATTTCTTCTGTCGTCGGTTGTCGTTCTTTGAACTTTTGCCACCCACCTAACTCTTTTGGTGGTACTTTGTTATGGCGCAGTAAGGGTACAGGGCTATAGCCACTTTCCGCATACGCAAGAGCGAGTTCCAACGCAGAATCCTGCGCGGACGCTTTGACGTTTAACACTATTCAACCGCTTCACTTGTATCTTTACTTTCTTCATCAATAGGACCGTATATTGAAAAGAAGTCTAGCTTACCTTCAGATGCCATAATTATTTTTTTTGCTTGGTCTGTTGAGGGTTGCCTATTGCCATACCTCCAAGCTTTTACTGTATGGGGCGAGCAATCAAATAATTTTGCCGCCGTATCTATACCTATAAATTCAATATATTTACTAAGTGTCACTCGTTTCACTTCACGCTCCTTAAATGCTGGCTCAAGGCCCTGACTGTATAAATCCATCAGTTCCTTTTCGCCTAATTGTTGTTGTCTGTGCCAGTAATTAATGGCCCATTGATTCGGGTTGATTTTTGCTTTGTTCATCTGTACTATATGTCTAATTGTGTTTTCTTAGAATTGTAACTGAAAACATTTACATTAACAACTGGAGAAAAAAATGAACATTAGTATTCAGGACCGCATCAAGTCACCGAGCGATTTAGTTGAGTCGCAAGGCGCCAAACTTTTAGTATACGGCGAAAGTGGTGCGGGTAAAACAACTCTTTGTCAAACGGCTCCTGGTAAAACATTAGTCGTTAGTATGGAGAGTGGTCTTCTCTCTATTAAAGATGCTCCTGACCTCGATGCAATCGAAGTAAAGGAAGCTTCCGAAATAGAAGAGATAGCTCAACTATTAGAGAACGGAACACTTAAATACGACACAGTTTGTCTTGATAGTGTTACGGAGATGGCTGAAATATTGCTTTCGCAAGAAAAAGCCAAAAGCAAAGATCCTAGACGTGCGTACGGAGAGGTCATCGAAGTGATGATCAAAACGATGCGTAGGTTTAGAGATTTGCCTGTCCACGTTATATTCATTGCCAAACAAAGCAGAGAACGTGACGAGCAGACAGGGGCATATCATTACCAACCGATGATGGTTGGCGCTAAACTTCCCACGCAGATACCTTACTTCTTTGATGAAGTTTTGGTTCTTCGTACGTTTGACGATGAAAATGAAGAAGGTAAGACCGTCACCTCAAGATGGTTGCAAACGAGAATTGGTCAGAACTATATCGCCAAAGATCGTTCAGGTAAGTTAGACGGGTTTGAGTCACCCGATCTAGCTAGTGTAATTAACAAACTCGGATTTGCAGGAGGTGCAGAATGAGTGACTTTGAAGGATTGGATATAGATTTGGATGCCGCAGAGAGTAGCTCTGCAATTCCAGAGGGAGATTACCCTGTCGTTATATTGTCTTGCGAAAAGACAACATCAGCGGCTGGTAACGATTACTTGAAGCTAGAGACAGAGGTTACAGGTGATAGTTACGCGGGGTGGAAGTTGAGAAAGAACTTCAATCTTTGGTACACAAATGACGACAAACAAAAGCAAGAAGAAATCAGAGGCTACGCCAATAACGACTTTGCTCGTTTGGCAAAAGCAGTTGGTTTTAAAGAAGTTCCCAAAACTGCTTGGGAGTTTCAAAACAAAACTTTTGAGGCTAGAGTTGTCATAGTAGAGGATGAAAGTGGAGAGTACGGTCCAAGCAACGAAATCAAATCGTTCTTGCCGTTAAAGAATGAGTCTGCTCCAAAAGCGGTAGACTTACCACCTAGTATGGATGAATCAAACGATGCTTCTCCAGGTGAGGCGGCTTCCCCAAGCAAACCCTCACTATAATCGTTCGGCTACGCTAGGAGTCGTTAGAGCCACGCTCAACCTAGCACTTTCCGTATAAATCCCAATTCGTTTTTAAGATAGATAACCAATCGTCCATAGTCATAACGGCTATAGCTTGGTTGTCGCGTACCCAATCAGGATTGATCGCGTACAGAGGTATGCAAACTCGTATCGGTTTGCGATTAAATTTAAATATCAATACAGGTATATTCTCCTCGCAACTTGCACATACTTGACGCCACCATTCAGGTTTCAACCAGTCTCCTTCTTTGTAGAACTTACACTCTATAGCGTGGTTGGGTATTTGCAGATCGCAAAGATCTCGTTGTTGATATTGATCTAGGTTACGCTTAGTTTGAAAGTCTATACCTTCCTCTATAAAGAAGTTATTGAGTATACGTACAACGTCTCTCTCAAACTGAGC